GACGAGCTGGAAGACGTCGCCGACGCGGATGTCCACGGTCGACTCGAGATCGATGAGCACGTCGGTCGTGAGCACCTGCGCGGTCGTGAGGTACTGCCAGCCCGCGTTCGCGTTCAGCGGCTGCGTGAGCGCCGTGCCGAGCGCCTCATCGATGTAGACGGCCCGCGGCGTGGCCATCGCCTGCTCGTCCCATATCTCGATGTCCCACTCGGGCCCGCCGACGATCGGGCCGCCCCGTTCGCGGGCCTTGCGCTCGATGTACCTGGCGCCCACCCTAGGCCGCCCTTAGGATCTGCTCGGTGCTGCCCGGCAGCGCACCCAGGACCGCCGTGTAGTCGTATTCGCCGCCGCCGAGCGGCTGGGGCTGGACGCTACGGACCTGGAAGCGGCCGATCTTAAGATGCAGCCGCGTCGGCCGCCCGGGCGCCCAGAGGTCCTCCTCGTCGAGCCAGGCGTAGCTCGGCGTCTCGCGGCCCTCTTCGTCGATGAGGTCGACGACTTGGCCCGGGTAGACGTAGATGTCGCGCAGCCCGACCTCGATGCTGCGCTGCGGCCGCTGCTGGCGCAGCAGGGCCGGCCGGCTCGGACACGCCGCTGGATGCGCTGAAGAAGCTCGGCGAGCTGCGGGCCGCTGGCGTGATCAACGAGGCCGAGTTCGAGGCGAAGAAGGCGGAGCTGCTGGGGAGAATGTAGCAGCTACAACTTCACGCCCTTGCTCAGCATCCTCGGCCCGCTGCTTGGTTTGGCCGGCGACGAGGCTTGGCGGCCATGCTTCTTGGCCTCGCCACCATTGGAGCGACGGGCCAGCTCGTCGAGCGCCCTGGGGTCGGGCACCCTGATTTCCAGCGCAGCAGTGGCGTACACCCGGCAGTCCAGCGGCTCGTTGCGGACGTGCTCGTTCGGCTTTCTCCAGACTGCGATCTTCCGCCCGGCACGCGGGATGATGACCAGCCTCTCCGAGAGCAGGCCCTTGAAGTACTCGGCGCCGTAGCCCCGCTTGGTCTCGCCCTGGTCGCGAGGGAAGTGGCAATAGCTCGGCCCCGGATGCTCCTCCTTGAGTCGAGAGAAGACGGCGCCCTTCAGGTCGTGCACGCCGAGCATAAAGAGGGCGGCTCGGTAGCGGTTGTTGTAGGTCGGCTTGCCGATCGCCGGCACCCCTGGGCCGTCCTTGCTGCCCTTGCTGGCGAAGACGTAGCGATCCCTTCGGGGGGCGCAGAAGGCGTAGACCTCGTTGGCGTGGTATCCGGAGTCCACGCACGTGCAGGCCACCGCAAGCCGCCGTCCGTCTTCCGTCTCGCGGATCATGCTCAGGTGCTCGTCGAGCTGCTGCCAGACGGCTTGATTGGCCGGATCGCCCATCAGCACCCGGTAGGCGATCCCCCAGCTCTCCCGGCCCGGGCCCCAGCCTACGACCTCGAGCTCGATCCTGTCGGCCTGCAAGTCGACGCCGGCGGTCAGCACCATCACGCCCGCAGGAACCTCGCAGTCGTAGTTCTCGAGGTGGCGCTCGAGGTCCTTGGCTGCGAGCGACTGGTCGTTCTCGGTGAAAGGCAGGCCGAGCTTTGTATTGATGAAGACCCGCAGCTTCAACTGGTCGTGTGAATCGTGTGCATCGCACCACTGCTCGGCCAGATCACGCCACTTCACCCAGGGAGAGTAGAGCGCCGACAGGTCGCCAAAGCTGACGATCTTCCCTGTTCCATTGGCACCTCCGGGCTGTTGGGCGATCCATTCACCAGCAGCGAGCATGGTCGGCTTGTGGCGCTCATCGATGCGTCCCTTGCAGTGCGGGCAGAGGTAGTAGCAATGGTCGAAGTCACGTTCGCCATCGTCGTTCTTGTACTTCAGACCTTCCCAGACCATGACCTGCATTGTGCCACAGAGTGGGCAAGGGACGTGGTACTGACGTCGGTCACCCTTGGCGTGCCACTCCTGGATCTTGTTTTTGATTCCATCGATCGTCGGTGTCGAGAACAGCACGATTTTTTTATTGTGAAAGTTGCTTGTTCGCTGAATCGACAGACGGACCGGGTCGCCTTCGGTGCCGGCCGAATCGGCGAAGCGGTCGACCTCGTCGCAGAGCACCACACGGATCGGTCGACTGGCTAGACCCGCCGGAGCGTTGCTGCCTGCCATTGCCAAATAGCCGCCAGGAAACGCCTTGTGCAGGATGGTCTGGCCGCTTTTGCGGCTGTTGCCTCGGCCATCCTTGCCGGTCTCCAGCTTATCGCGCAAGGTCGGCGATGCTCGAAAGGTGGGGTCGATACGCTCCTTACTGAAGTCCTGCATCACCTCGGCGCCAGGATGGACCATGAGGATGGGCGATGGGTCCTGGTCCACGAAGTAGCCGAGCATGTTGAGCAGGGCCTCGGTCTTGCCCAGCTGAGATCCGATCATCCCCACCACGATCTCGATTGCGGGATCGCTCAGGCAGTCCATGATCTCGCGCAAATAGGGGGAGCGGTCGGTGTGCCACTGGCCAGACTCCGGGGATGTTCCGGGGGCGATGCGGCGGTAGGTGTCGGCCCACTCCGAGACGGTCAGACGAGGGCGGGGGACGCAGGCTGACGCGGCTGCTCGTGCCCAGGCGTGCGGGTGGTTGTGGCGGGGGATGCGAGAGCTTGCGCAAGTAGAGCTGGCCATTGGTTTATTCCGAGTCGTTCGGCATGGCACAGACCACCAGAGCTGCAGCCGTGAAGCTGGAGTCTCCCGAATAAGCGCCCAGCAAAAGCAAAGACCATAGCGCAATCGTCCTTCTAGACGTCGGAGCCATAGCCTTGGAAATTGCGTAAATGCGCCCGCCTGCGCTTTGCATACTGTCTTTCATCATTACGCGAACCTCCCCTGATGCCACTCGGCCAGCAGCTCGTTGACAGCATCGCCCAGAACACCCTCGATCTCCGGGGCGCTCTTCCCCTCGCAGCGCAGCGCCACCTGGCCGGGCAGTCCCAGCAGCGAGGCGCGCACGGAGGCCAGAACGGCCACGGCGTCGGCACGCACCTCGTCGACCGGGATCAGGTTGCCCTCCTGCTCGGCCAGGCCAAGCGCTGCCTGCCGCGCCTTGATCTCCTCTCGGTCAGCCCTGGCCTTTGCGTATCGCTGGGCGTCGTTGGTGGCATCCTCGGTCTCCCTGCGCGTGCGAGATAGCGCCGAGGAGTCAGGTGCGGCTGGGGCAGCGTCAGGACCGGACGACGAGGGATGCGCAGTAGACTTACCGCCGAAGGTGGCCCGGCGCGCCAGGATGAGATCTCGCACCTGTGGCCAGAGCAAGCGGCCTTCGGTGGTCGGTAGGTCGCCGGACTTTACGAGCTGGCCGATCCGCTGGCGGGACACTCCGACCCGCTTTGCCACCTCGGACTGTGTAAGTAGCTGTGGTCTATCATCTACCATCGCAATCCACCGTCAAGGGCCTTGCGGACCTTGCAGCTAGTGCGCTTTCGGGACTCCTCTGGACC